CATTGCCCCACAGCAGCGCCCAGGCCATCATGGTTTCCTTCCAGATGGCCGGCGTCTGGTAGGGGTTGGGGTCTTGCGTCAGCAATCGGTCAACCGGATGCTGGTCGTCCCGCTCGCGGTTCTTCCCGCTCTTGCGATAGACGTGCAGCGGCAACTGCCCAACGTCACCGGTGAGGATATTGACCGCCTGCCACACCGGCCCGTGCGTGAGCGCCGTTGTCGGATTGACCGTCTCCCCAGAGTCAGACCGACCCCACGTCAACGCCTCGAAGAACCACTCTTCAGGGTGGGCCAACGTGCTCGCCTGAACATCGCCAGTGAAGCCCATGCCGGCGTCGATCTGAGTAATGAATTCATTCACAGTATGCAGATCCCCGCTTCTTGCACAGGTTCCGTAATCATCCCCACCCCAATCGCCATCACCGCGGCGACAATACCGTCGATCCGTTTCGCGCTCCCGGCATGGTCCGGCTTTACGGGCCGGATGTTACCGTTCTCATCCGTCTTGACCTGCACGTTTTCCGCCATCCAGGCCAGGACCGGGTCGTTGCCGTGGTCGAGAACGCCTTCGATGGTCGCACGCTCAAGTTCTTTGCACGGGCCGGATAGCGACTGGTAACCCTGCCGCAGCTTAACCATTGTGACGCCATGATTTTCGAGATAGATGCGCGTTGCTTCAGCATTCCAAGGGTCATAGCCCACGGCCTCCAACTGCAGTCCATCCGCGTCATCCAATATCCGTGCGTGAATGTCGTCGTAGTCGATCGCATCGCCAGGCGTCGCGGTCACCAACCCTTTTTTCACCCAAGCCGAGTACGGCACTCGGTCCCGCTTCTCTGCCTCTCGCATCCGGCCCTCTGGGATGAAGTAGTGGCAGCGGACCCGCCAACCGTTGTCGACTCGCTGAGCGAGCACCCAAGCCGTAACATCGACGTTAGACGACAGGTCGAGGCCTCCGAACGTCGGCAAGGCTGGGTCGAGCGGCAGGTCGGTCCATTTGCAGGCACGCCACTTCTCCATCTGCAGCCAGCGGGATTCTTGGGAGGTCCATTGGTTTAGGTGGAGTCGGCGGAATGTGTTTTCGTAGGAAGGCGTGTCGCACGCTTTTTTGTATTCCCGCTCCAACCGCTCCATCGCGATACTTACGCCGAGGTTAGGATTGGCTTTCGCCCACACTTTCGGGTCGGTCCAATCGTCCTCTTCTAGTGCCTCCCATATCGCAGGAAGAAACGTCGGGTCTTCAAGTTGGCCGTCTCTTACTTGGCGGGCGTAGTTGTAGACTTCGTAGCAGATTGAGTGCCTGTCATAACCAGCCGTCGTAATGTAAATCTCCAGCGGCTGGTCGCGTCCGGTGGTTCCCGTGTGGAGCGTGTCGTAAAAGTCTCGACCCGGCCAAACGTGAAGCTCATCTCCGATAATCAGGTGCGCATCTTGGCCGTGGGCGCCGCCTTCATTTGCAGGGATTGCGCGAAGGAACGAGTCTCCGTATATAATTCGCTTCTGTGACTTGATAATCTTCGCACGCTTCTTGAGAGACGAACCCAACACCATCGACTGGGCTGCATTGAAAACAAGTGCCGCTTGGTTGGCGTCTCCCGCCGCACAATAACACTCGGCGCCCGCCTCTCCGTCGCAGAACAGCACGTAGTTGGCCAACCCGGCGATGAGCGTGCTCTTCCCGTTCTTGCGAGGGATTTCGATGAATGCCTGACGATATCGTCGCAGACCGTCCGGCCGCTTCCATCCGAACAGCGTACGAATGATGGCCGCTTGCCATGGCTCTAGCCGAAATGGCTCTCTCGCTTTTGACCCGCGCACAAGCGACAGTACTCGTGGGAAGAACGCCACCGCCCGCTCCGCCGCTTCCGCGTCGTAATGGCAATCGCCGGCCGTAGCTACGGGATCGTAGCCAGCGATGTTGGTCGGCGGGTTGCGGGCGTCTAGGTACATTTATCCGTGCTTCTCAATGTCGATGTCGTCGGCCTTTAAGCCGAAAACCATATACGCTTCAACCAATCGCTCTATGGTGATCGTCGGCGCGTTTTCTGATGAATCCAGCAAGTCGCTCAGCACGATCTCCATCGCCCTAGTCGTCGACTCTGCAGCGACTAGGTATAAATGGTGCCCCTCAATACGAACTGCCCATATCCATTTCTTCATGCAATAAACTCCGCCGCCGGGTCAATTTCTTCCGCCGACTGCTCGCCCAATCGAGCGCGGTCGGTTGGCGTCATGCCGAATCGCGCGAATAGTTTAATGCAGTCCGCTTGGTATTGAATGAACGAGCACCGCGTATCTTTGTCGATTGGGTCGCCAGCCAGCGCCGTTTGGCACTTGCCACGCAACTCCCACGTCTCGCACAGCGACCGAAGCGCCGGCCCGTCAGACACCGCTATCCAATCACCACGCTCGGCGATGACGAACCGCCACATCTCGGCCTGCGCGTCTGTCAGGTCGCTCGGCATCACCGGATGATTGCCGCCGGTCGACTTGGCCACAGAGCCAGCGTGCCGGTCCGCACGGTAGGTTCCGTCTGCGTGGTGAATCTTCAGTGGTTTAGGTGGTCTGCCTGCCATGTCGCTTAACTGGTCTCCAAACGACCAACCCGAAGCCATCCATTTCGCCAAAAAAAACGTGCGCTCGCGGTCATGATTTCTAGGCCCTTCAGTCCCAAAATGAGACCACCCCCCGTCTCATTCTGAGATTTCTCACTTTGAGACGCCATTTTGGCAGTGCCGTTTTGGCAGTGCCGTTTTGGCTGGTCGTTTTGCGACCACATCGACTTGCCACTTTGGCACTGCCATTCCGTCACTCGCCTCTAGCCGTCTTCGCTCTATGGCACGTATCGCACAGCGCCTGCCAATTCGACTCTCTCCAAAACAATTCGTAGTCGCCTCGATGTGGCACGATGTGGTCTACGCATTCGCTCGCTGACGTTCGCCCTTCTGCCTCGCACGCCACGCACAGCGGGTGCATCCTCCTGAATCGCTTACTCACCCTTGCCCACTCAGCGGTGTATAGCTGCTGTGCTCTCTCGCTCTGCACGCTCCTGGTCCACGTTGGCTTGGTACACCCGCACTTCCCTCTCACCAACTTCCTGCACTTCATGCATTGCTTAAGTGGGGCTAGGGCCATTACTGCACCTTAAGCGTGGCCGTGGTTGGAATCGTCTGCCCATCAACAGTCGTCACCGTCACCACGACGGTGTACGTTCCGGTAGTCGTGAGGGCTGGCACGGTGAAGTGCGCTCTGGTCTTGGCTCTGTTGGTCTGCAGGTCGGTTGCGGTCACGGTGGCAGCGCCGGTAATGCTTACACTGGACACGCTGGCAATCGTGCTCCCAGGATTAAGGTCTGGGGCCAACGCGAACGTGCCGACGAAATTGTCGCCCACAGTGACTATGTTACGTGCGCGGTAATCAGTGGCGAACCAAGTGCGGCTGTCGTCGACTACGTCTGCGTCTACTGGCGTGCCAGCCCCTTCGCCCGCTGCGGCCATATTCGCGCCGCCGCTCGGCAGCTTGCCCTGCACCGCCGAAGAACTTGACGCCGCATTAGTCGCCTGAGTCAGCGTGCTACTGGCAGTGCTGGCCACCACAGCAATGTCCGCAGAGATCGTGGTTGTCGTGGGGACGCCGAGACGGGTGAAGGCGTCGCCCGTTTGCGCCACCATGCTCGTGCCGTTGATCGTAAACGCACCTGTCGAGGTGAGCGTCGAGAACGTCGTCGCACCGTTGCTGCCGGCGATGAGCACGCCGCCAGTTGCGCCTGCAGTGGCGCTGGGGAGGAAGTCGGTCTTGGTCTTGATGGCGTTGACGGCGGTTGTCAACGTTCCCGTCGTCGTGTCGTGCGATGGAGAAGCGTAGCCAAGTGCGTCCCGTATCTCTACGGCGGTGATGATCCTCCGATTGCTGATCGAGAACTGCGCCAGCACCGTAGGCGCCACGCTCACCCCGTCAACCGTCTCCGAATCGGGATTGAGCACCACGGTGTAGTCACTGCCAGCAGCCCAGAAGCCCGCGTCAGTGTTGTCGCTAAGGCTGATGGAAAGCTGATGCAGGCCGACGAGCGAATCGAACGGGCTCGTCATCGTGATGCCGGCCGCCGACGTCCGCTGCGTCGCGGAGTTGTTCTTGTAGATCAGAATATCGGCCGACTCAAACGCAGAAAGCGGAGCGATTGGCGCCCCAGTGCTGCCGTTGGTCGTAAACTGGTAGTTGACCGTCGCACTGGTCGGGAAGTCGCCAAGGTAGTCGACAGCCCAACAGAGCGAGGTCGGCAACACCGCCAGCAGAGCGACAGCGAGCTTTAGAATTTGGTTCATCGTACCCTTCCGCGATTACTGGGGCCGTTGTTGATGCGGCTGTAGTTGACGTTGTTCGTTTTGTTATTGAGCCAGAGACGCAAATACGGCGAGATCCACGCTGCCGCGTTCGCATGGCCCGTCGCCGTGGGATGCACGGTGTCGCAGCTATCCAACGCCGGAGCCGTCGCGTTAGTGACATGCGCCGCCGTGCGCATCGTGCTGGCCATTTGAATGGCCTGCTGAATGTAGAACGTCTTGGGGCTTTGCGCGGGGTCGATGGGATCGATGCAGACCAGCCGGGCTCCGCTCGGGGCGACCGCGTAGACGTTTTGCAGCAGCGTGATGTAATCGTCGCGGAAGGGATTACCCGCGGCGTTATTGCGGCCTGGGTTCATGACGATCATGTCTGGCGCAACCGACAGGGCAGTAATCTCGCCGGCAATTCGAGCCGCTACGTCGCTCGTGCTTTGTCCGCCGTAACCTCGACCGTGATACATGGCTCCGTTTTCGTAGACCGCCCGTGCAATCCATGAGTACCCTTGGCCGTATGGCGAGCATTCCGAGACGCCGCCGCATTCGGTGATGGAGTCGCCCCAGCAAGCGACGATCTTCTTCGGCCCTACCGCCGTGGCGGAGAACGCGGCGCCCGTGCCGCCAAACATCACAGCGTCCAGGTAGAGCGAGGACGCACGGGGGTGAGAGAGCACGATCGTGTATTCGTGCTC